ACCTTCATCTGGTTTCCGGTGGCCCAAGAAAATGGGGTCCTCGACAGGTTCTTGCACACGCTCCGGAATATACCGGTCATCGAACTCGGGCTGTTCCTGCATAAAGGTGATAAGCGTCATCGCATGGAAAGCTACCGCGGCCATGTGAGGCTCGCCGGTCTCGGGGTCGATATCTTCACCCGACCAGAACAGAGCCATGTGGCGGTTCATCGCGTCATAGGACTTCGACCATTCGTAGCCCTTACGCCAATTGTGTGCGTCATATTTCTTTGCGCCTACTCCGTAGAGTCGAGCAATAGAATTGAGTGCCTCAACCGGAATAAGCGAATGCCGCTCCGGTTTCACACCCTTCTGTCCCCCCGTAGGGGACGTGGTACGGATTTCGTTTGGGTTTACTTCGGTCATGCTAGGTGTTACCCCCAAGCCTTCCAGTAGTCAGCCATCGGTTCTGCAGAGTACCACATCACGATGACCGGGGTGTCGCCATCCAGTGCGGTGGACAGCTCGAGCTCAAGTACGTCTCCGGATTTCCATCCGAGTTCTTCACCCAGCTGGGTGGTTTCGATTTCTAAGAATCGGTACAGATCGTTCAAGGATGCGTACGAGTTGTTGTTCAACTCGTAGTTGAGCATGTTCTCGGCCTTCTTGACCTTATCAACAGTGCTCTTGAAGTGACGACCGGTCTTCTTCTCCATGAAGTAGTGGTCGCCTCCGCCAACGATCATGACGGGATTGCTGGCTACCGGGTTGTTGTTGACGACATCCTGAGCGATATCATCCTTGACCCGTTGAGCCTTGTTCTTGCCGAAGGTCTCTTCGACCTTGTCCTGCAACTCAGAGAATGACTTCTCTGAAAGAGTGTACGCACTGATGAGTGCAGCGTGCTTCCGTGTATTCACAGACTGTGCGCCAACAACACATGCAATCGTTACAACACCCACACCAGCGGCAGGGATGTAGTGCTTCCAGCAGAGCTTGACAACCTCGGATTTGGTGAGAGGTTCAGTCCGCTCTGATTCGGCATGCTGAATATCAATCAGCGCTGGTTTTGTCGCACGGACTGCCAGAACGGCAGTAGTCACTACCCCAGCGATAGCGACTCCGGTAAGAATGGCGGACGAGTTGTGTGTAACGAACTCGCGAGTTCCCCGAGCAATACCCGCAATTTGAAACATGTTGTTAGGCCTAACTTTCTGTATTGTTGATCCAAGTACAAACTGAGCCGTCGCTCGAACTGGGTTAAAACCCGACATTGTACTTCTCCTTCCAAGAGTCAAAAAAGATGTAACCCGCTAAGGTTACTGAGGAGAGGTGGGTGGTCCAGTCGAAACCATCCCCGTTAACTATCTGTATATCTATCTGATAGCACGCTAGGCAGGATTTGAACCTGCATTCGATGTCTTAGCATCCAAATAAATGGATCTCTTCTCATTATAAGGGGTGTAAATCTTGCGATTCACAAAAATGTGACGTGTGGTCTTTCTCCACTTGGCTGCCGTTGAGGGTCAGTTCGTCTCAATATAGGGCGTGTAAATCTTGCGGCAAAAAAGTAGAACCCGTGTGGGCTCTACCTTGTGGTGATTAGTTTTCGTTCTTCTTGTTGAAGGCGGATTCGGTGGCAATTACAGCGATCTGGTTGATCGTCTTGAATGCGACAGCAGCACCCATGATGGCGACAGTGGCGACGGCGACGTGCTTAACGACGTCCTTAGCGTGTGCTACGGTTTCTTCGTTAATGAACGGGTTGGTCTTCACTGCTTCCTCCATGGGGGTCTGCTCTGCATCCTTGACAAACTTGATGTTGATCGAGTGCTTCTTGAACATGATTTCTCCTTGTTAAAAGTGTTGAATTGAATTTCTTCTCATTATAAGGCGTGTAAATCATGCGAAACACAAAAAAGCAGAACCCGTGTGGATTCTGCTCAAGACTACTTTTTGAGGTTCTTTACAATTCGATCGAACTTAGCTCGATCTAGTGCCGTAAACAGCACATCATTGAACTCCTGCTTGGTCATGTGTTTTGATGCATTAGCGAAAGCATTGATCAATACATCAGAACTGAACTTTTCTGCTGCTAGTTCATTCTTAAGTTTTCTCATGCGTTCCTCATAGATCGCGGCTACAACCAAAGCAGAAGCCGTAGCTGATGCTGTTACGCCGACCAGATAAATTTTCTGTTGCGTGTTCATTGTTGGTTCCTTTCTAGGGGGTCTCAATATAACCCGTGTAGATCCCGCGATCGAAAAAAGCAGAGCCCGTGTTAGGGGCCCTACTTTATTTGAACGGTGCAAGTTCTTCTTCGTCTGCTCCGAGGTATTCCATGAACTTTTCCATGAGGTCGTTTCCCTCAAGAAATCCGTTGACAGTTTTCTGTTGGGCACGCATCAGCGCCACCATGCCAGCTGTAGTAGCGATGGCGGTGACGGCAATGGTGCCTTTCTTCCTGTCCCAGAAGTTCTTGAGGGATTCGATCTTGTTGGGTTTAGTTGCATTGATTTCCATTAGATTATCCTTTGATTGATTGTGGGGGTTCAATATAAGGCGTGTAAATCATGCGAAGACAAAAAAGAAGAATCCGTGTGGATTCTCCTTTTTGAGGTTTACTTCTTTGAACTGCGGGTGCGGTTATGAATCTTGTCGTAATGACGGCGATTGTGCATTTCGCACTTTACTTCCTCGATCTTATTGCTAACCGTCTTCTTTGCGTTGTGCGCGAATTCGGTTGCGATAACTACGGGAGCAATGGCGACTGCAAAAACACCAATAATTTTGTTGGGGTCCATGACAATTCCTTTGTTTGGGGGTGTATCTTCTCATTATAACCCGTGTAAAATGTGCGATTGTTTCACCAAAAATACCTCCCGGGCAATTTTTTAGAATCCATGTAGAAAAGTAGAACCCGTGGGGGCTCTACTTTTGATTACTTGATGGGTTCCATGAGACGGTAGTATTCGGCAAACTGCTCGTCTGTCGTGTTCTCGTCGAAGGTCGAGTAGAGAGCCGTGGCCTCTTCAAACCGAACTTGGTTCACTGCATCGATTTCTACTTGATGCAAGTGATCCTTGTTCGTGTTCAGAAGTGCGGTCACGACTCCCTTGATCGATCCTACAACGACGGCGGTAGCGAGCGTGTGCTTCATCTGCTTGTTCATTGGGTTCCTTTCGAGGGGGTCATTATAAGGCGTGTAAAACGTGCGGCAAAAAAGCAGAGCCCGTGTTAGGGCCCTACTTTAGTTCTCTTCCTCTGTGTTAATTCGATTGAATCCGTGGAAGTAGCCTTTCTTGTCCTTCAAGATGAGTTCGAGGTCAGGATTGCGCTTAGCGAAACTATCGAAACTTGACTTGTTGTAGATGTGTGCGGCGGTGATTCCGGCAACAACACCTACAGCATAGTAAGTATGGCGAATGAGTTCCTCTTCGTGCTTCTGAGCGAAGGTCTTGATTTTGTTGATGGTCTTCTTCATTGTGTTCTCCTTGTAATGTGAGGGGGTCATTATAAGGCGTGTAAAATGTGCGAAGGCAAAAATGGAGAATCCCTGTAAAAACTGTATGCCGTGTCTAAGCGATTCTTAGACACGGCATACAGCTGTGGTTACTTGTGGGTAGTCGCGTTGTTAACGGAACTTACCAACGAAGCCGAGGGCCTTGGTGGAAATGACGTGAAGCTTTTCGTGATTGATGACGAGGATGATTCCCGCGAGGTTGCCGGCGACCATGACAAGAGTGTCTTTGCTGATGGGCTTCGCTGCTTCCGGTTCGGGAAGTCGAAGCTTGTAAAGCCTTTCGATCTTGTCGAGGACGGCGTCGTACTCGGGGGTATCAGCCTGCAGTGCAGCAAGCTCGAGAAGTGCATCGTCGATTGCCTTTTCAAGGCCGGCGCGGTTCTCTGGTTTTGTTTTGTTAAACAATGTGTTCTCCTTTCAAGAGGGTCATTATAACCCATGTTTTTCTTGCGACTACGCTCCGAGAATCACTCGGAAGCGGAAATACCCTTGATGAGCAAGTTCTGCTTGTTGAGGAGGTTCTGTACTGACGCATCCTTCAACTCAAGACGAACAGCGCCCTGGCCATCAATGACATCAGGCACTACCTCCCCGTCATACTGAGGGTCCTGGATCTCCACGGGAGCAATGTATCCCTTACGTGCGAGGGTCAGAGCAACACCCAAGAGAGTGGCAAGACCCGCAATGGATCCCACTACCTCCACTGGGTGCGGCCATCCCCAGAACCCAGCCATCAGGGCATAGAACGCGCCCAAGGCGGGAAGGAGCTTCTCGACCACTCGTCGGAGATTGTCGTAAGCCGAGTCAGAAAGAACAAGACCGGAGTTCTGTCCCTCAATTACTGCTACATGGGTTCCCATTTTGAATGTTCTCCTACTGGTTGATTTTGTTTCGCTCGACCGGTTCGGCACCGAGCAATATGACCTGACGTTGTAGCATGGCTACGTGTTCTTCTGCTTCGCGGCGACGCACGTCAGCAGCATCTCGCTCAGCTTCGGCATCATCACGTTCTTGTATTGCTTTAGCTCTTTGTGTGGCCAAGCTGGTGTTTTTCACTTGCTCTCGGTGTGCTGCTCCCGAAAGCCATTTACCAGCACCTTTGAACAGGTACAGCAAGAAAGCGCTACCACCTGCGGTCCCCGCGAAGGTTAGTATTGCTTCCATAGTTTTGTCCATGGCTACCCCTCTCTAGGCGCTAACAGATACTCCTTGATGTCTAGCAGCCGTAGTGCGCAGATCAGGATAACTATGATGGGGAGCAGCGTAATCAAGAATGATGCTCCATAAATCAAAAGCGTGATGGTGTACAGTGCTACGCCAGTAATGACGGCAATCAAAGCAGCTCTCTCGAGCCACCAGATTCCAGGAAGGACTGCAACCAGGGCCAATACCGTTCCGACTACTATGAAACTGGCAAAGACGTAAATCCAGAAATACCCTCCCAAACTATTGGCAAGGTACTTTGGTGGACTGAAAAACGTTCCCGCTCCGGCAACCATAAGGCATGCATAGATCACGAAATACATGAGACGTCGAACACGAGGCTCGGCGATCATCAAGTAGATGTGAAACAGGAATGGTATGTACTTTTGTAGTTTGTTCATGTAGGTTGTCGCCTTATTTATCCGGTTGGTTTCCAAGTGCCTGAGCTCCTTACGTATGGTTGTGCCATCTTCCAAACGCCTTTTACCCGAACATATGGAACTGCTTCCTCCCATATCCCGTTGCGGCTGACTCGAGCGCCTGCATATGTCGAGACGACTGTGCGAGTAGACCAAGCGCCCCAGCCAACTGCATTTCGACCACGAGACCAAACGAAATATACGAGACCCGGAGGAAGCCCCGATATGGTTGATGTCCCACTTGACTTCACGTACTTGCTTGGAATAGATGGGTTGGTACCCCACCCTATCTGCCACTCGATAATGTCAGAGCCACCATCGCCATTACCATGGAATCTATAGCGAAATGAGTTCTGATCTATTTGATCAACACCAATGGGTGTCGGTGCCGGTGGTGCTTTAGCGAGGGAAGGGAGTGAGCGGGTTCCGCTTCCAGCTTGAGCAACACCAAGATTGTACAAATCTAGTTTGCCATTGACCCAGTATTCGGCAGTACCATCACTTCGGTGGTATACCCGGAAGGTACCCTCCTTGATGGTCCAAGAAGATCCTCCCCTGAAGTCATAGGCCATGTTGCTGTTACTCCACAAATCAGAGCCACCACCAGTGCTGGAGTCAAGCCAACCGCTGTTCCCCATATTTGTGGTAGCCCAGTATCCACCGCCGCTATTGTTGAGAACTCGCATGCGATAGTAGATAGTTGAGTAATTACCCGCAACGCTCTGTGATTGCAGGTTAGCTGTTACTTCAAGGGTATAGCTGGGAACGCCACTAAAGGCATCTGTTCCCATTGCTACAGAATCTTAAAGTAAATATCGCCGTCAGATCCGCCCGAAGGATTTACAGTACCTGAGGAAATACCAGCAGCCGTGCGAAAGGCTGCTTTACTTGCTGGAATTGCATCTTTAACTCCGGCGACCAAGTCACGAGTTCGGTTAATCTCTCGTGCGCCCCACTTGACGAGACCCTCGGTGCCCACATCAGGGACAAGAGGATACCCTTTAGCGGTAGCTGCATCTCCAATAGCCATAGACTATTCTCCTTATTTGTTGGCCCATACGTCTGTAACTTCTGCCCAGTGCTCGTTGGCATTCCAACCAAGCCAGGAACCAGGAGTGATAAAGACGTCGAGTTCGAGTGTGGGGTATGAACGTTCGCCCTCATGATCAGACACGAATATCTGTTCAGTCACGCGCATGTTGTTTGAGACACCATCGCTGTTTCGCATTTCGACAAGGTCGCCAAGGAAATAGTGGGTGCCATACTTGTAGCTGGAGAGCTGAGAGATCTCCCCATCCAGACCCATAGATACTTGCTGGACAGCAAGTGCTTCAGAGCCTTTCTTTGTGAGTTCCGCCGTAAGAGCTGCACCTGCTGGGAGCGTGATGTCGTCTGCCTTGATAAACATGACACGACGGTCAAACCCAGAAACTGAAGGGTCTACACCAGTAGCGTAAACCACGGTAGAACCATTAGGAGCAAAGACATAAGCCACATTCTTGTAGGGTACGGTTGACGTCAACTCACTCACATTTGTGAGGTTGTCGAAGTCAGGACTAAACACCACAGGAACAAGGGTGGACTGTCGTGAGGTGCGATCACTACCAGAGTAGATCTCGAAATATAGCTTTGAGGTGTCTAGGTTTCGAACAAGCCTAAACCCTAGATCGTACACATCACATAGCTCTTTAATTGCGGCATAGACAGATTTGATCTCCACAGTTGTGGTGATGCTAGTCGATGGCTCAGCCAAATTACCAGCAGGGTACAGGTTTCCACTCTGAATGAATGGAATTTTGTCGTTAGCACTAAGCAATCCATCAATGCAGATCTGCTTGAATATGGATCGCGCAATAGCTCCAGGAGTACCCGTCAGAACCCAGTTGGGGTTTGCGGTAAGTCCCTGCATGCCGTCCATAGCTACACGGTTCTCAAGCAGAGTGCTCTCAAGAGACCGACCAGATATGGTGAGAACTCCACCTTTGTTTTCAATGGTTTCGCACGTCATTACCCGGTCGGACTCGTTGATGACTACCTGAGTATCCTTCTTGAGCAGCTCACGATATCCAGGAGTAGATTGAAGAACCAACTGAAAATCTCCATTGGCTCTCCACCTTTCTGTCCAAATAAGAGACTCCCACAAGTCGACCACATCGATGCGTCGAAGTTGATCATCGAGAGTATAAAGCTCCATTACAGACCTCCATACCTTGTACGATATGTGATGTTGTATGGGATTCCAGCTCCTGCTGCATATACCCGAAGATAGTTTTCTCCGGGCTCTAGTTCAATCCAGTTGGAATATGGAGTGATGCCATACAGAAGTGAGCTATCTGAACCTGCGCGTGTGAGGATTGCCCCCTTAGCGCCGGGGACAGTGCTGATGGTCAGCTTGTCACCGGCGCTAAGGGCTTGAGTGAAGTCCAAAGTCCGAACCGAGTCATTAGCTGGTCGGTGGAAAATGGAGAATGATGGGAGGGCCCGATCGGCATTCAGCTCTAGGATGATGCCGCTCGAAACCTCACCGTCATAGTTGATGAGAATTTCACTCGTGTCGGCAACAGTTATGCCGCCAACTACAATCGGATCGAGAGCCAAGAAATCTGGACTCTCGCAGTGGATAGAAATAGTGGCTTCCGGCTCATCAGTGAAGAGGGGGAAGTTGAAGATCTCTACCCGACCCACAATGTCAACAGGTTCTATCTCATCGTCATAGAACCTAAGGGACACAAGGGACTTGGGCATGAGATAACCCATCAGATACTTTCGGATCTGACGGATAGAGGACCCATACCCCAAGAAGGCATTCAGTTTGATTGCGATGTCTCGCGGACCACGACGACTGGACTGGTATTGATCGCCATCCCTCTGTGCGTAGCTTGACGAGACAATGTTCGCCTTGACTGGATCCAACCCATCGACTGTTTCAACCATGAAACCTTCAGGACTTTCCAGAAGGGGTAACGTAAGGAGTGCGCCCTGTGCTGTTGTTACTTCAACTTTGGTCAACAATTTTCTTCAGTGCTCCCTTCGTTACGGATAGTGCATTGTTGGTTTCACGGTACATCTCCGCGGGGGAAAGTGCCTTTGGAGAAGTGTTGTTCTGGATCAGAGTCAGGTTGACTCCGGCAGAACCCACCGCTCCAGTCTTGCTTGTACTCTCATTTTGAATGTTCGTGCTATCCGAGATAGACGCGGCATTCGCGTAAGAGCTAGTGGCCATCAAAGCATTCGGTTTGAGGATCCCACCGATCTGTGATGCGTCACTACGAACGGCAGACAGGTCAAGAACGGGTCGGATGACCGGATTCATAGACATGTCGGCGTCGAGATTGTTGTTGATTCCAGAGATGGTCTCCTTCAGTGCGGTGACCGCAGAAGCACCAACACCAGTAGCAGAACGAACTGCCATTCCAGTGAGTGCTGTGATGCCATTGGCAAAGCCCCAACCAAAGTAGGAACCCAACTTATGGGTTTCCTTAGAAGGTGAGTGAGAATCGATAGCATTAGCAATCGCATTGATCGCCTTGTTACCCATGTCCCAA